TTTGAATAAACCAGAACGCAGATCAAGTCGATCTTCTTCCGGATTGTTGGACCATGTCCACTTAATATTGCCTTTGGGAAACACCTCTTTGATTGCTTCTCCAATTGTATGTGGTTGCGTTGCGATGAACGGAAGAAGTTCTATATTCGAACCCGTTTCGTCAATGCTCTGTTGCAGGGTGCCATACCCCGCCATCGAGTCTCGGTTATCGTTCATTACAATCGCGTATGCTTTCATCAGGGAACCTGTATGCTAAATTGACTGCCCATGCCTTCTTGCTGGGGATTCATGTTGTACACTGTACGGAATTTATCAACTGCTTCTGTCACGCCATCCTTACCATACTTCTGGAATGCCCACTTGTAGTCATCACCGAGGATGTAACCGCCCGACTTGACCACCTTGACTGCATTACACAAATCTCGATAGCAACCCTTGAAAGAGTGATCGCCATCTATATAGATCCAGTCGAGTTTACCTTCGAAGGATTCGAACCACTCGTCAGATGTCATACGGTGAATCGTCACTGCTGGATCTTTACCCAGAGTCGCTTCGACACCCATATAAACTCCCTCGTAGAACGCGGAGAACTCTGCCTCGGTGTTACCACCAGTCAGAGTAGCATAACGGTCCAAGTAGTTTTGGTATGTCCCGTGCTCGTCCGACTCTTCGTAGGCGACTGTGCTCCATGAGTCAACGAGGTGTAACTCCTTTGGTTTCTTTGCGAGAAACTTGGCAGAAGAAACACCCTTCCAGACTCCAATCTCTGCGCCGATTGAACCCTTGCGCACGAGGTGCATAATGTCAACCGAGTGCTTGTTATTCCCAAACATCATAGTTCGAATTCCTTCTTTAAGTATTCATAGGTTTCGGGTGACAGTTCTTCTTTCGCACTACCAACCTTGCCCTTTCTTGTTTTGAAAAATCCACGAGCCATATGACCTTCGCCCACGCGCATGTCGATCTCTCCCGATCTCTCACTTTTTTGTAATGCAGAGAATTCGCATTCTTTGATTGCCTGCCTCAAAGCATCTCTGTCGACGTCAGCACCAAGTAATTTGATAACTGACAGAACGCATTCTTCGATGTTCTGTTGCATTTCTTCGTATGAAAACTGCAGTTGAAAATTGATTCTATTCGCCTTACGATAAAATTCAATAATGTGTGTAGAATACTCTCGAACGTATTGGTCCAGTTGCTCACAACCGACTAACTTGGAAGCATTTCTTGCCTTGTCGTCATGGTAGTATGAAACGAGTGAGTCAGATAGATCGCGAGTAAGAAATACTCTGGGCACATCTCGATATGCCGATAGAAAAGAATTGACTTCTGGTTCACTAACATGCCCATATCCAAGATGAGTCCAAAGTATTTTAGGCAGTTTGATATTAGATGCCTTTTGATACTGCTCGAGCAATACTTTCAACCAAGTTCGTCCTGACTTGGGATAAGAGACGATTACCATCTTCGTGTCTTTCATACTCCAATCTTCTCCATCAGTGCTTCGACGTTCTCTCCCGCAGAGGGCAACTTGTCTTTCAGGAAGAAGTGAATGAAGTGTGCTTCCGGAATACTCTCGTCTTTGACTGCCGAGTACAGAGCATTCCACTTCCACGACATGTCCTTCGCCTTCATCTTCTCTTTCTTGACCCAATAGTTTAGGAGAGTCTGGTCTGTCGACCATTTCCAATTACCAACTCCGTCGATGAAGTCCTTAAACTGGGGACGGTTGAGAAACTGTCTTGCAGTCTGCCCCTTCAGATACTCAACAATGGACTTATTCATTACAATCATTCCCATGTTATAGAAATGTGCTCCCCAGTCTCGCCAGTCCCACTGTACATCTGTGAGTTTATTATACTGCATATGCGAGTAGTTCTTGATCTTCATTGCATACTGCCCGCTGATTGGCATGGTGCGTTCAACAACAGCACCAATGTTATACTCATCCTCGAGATCGTCGAAGATGTTGGGGGCATCAGCACGGATGTAAATGTCGGCATCGATGATTGCGATTTGGTCGTAACCTTTCGCAAAACAATCAAGCGCATTTTCTTTTTCGAAGATTGGTAGAAATCCACCGTGCTTCTTGTACGACTCTTCGCTTCGATTCGTTGCGAATAAGTCGGGTTGGATTTTGAGGTGTGGTTCTCTCTGGACAAACTGGTCGATATCGTGCTTCTTGCAGTAATCTGTCACCGAATCGATACACGTGGAATAGAGTTTGGAGTTTTTTGCCTCGCCGAGACAAACTTGATATATGAGTCGCTTCATGTGTTATGTTCCGCTGATGTTCCTATTTCATATTGTACGATTTGGAAACAAGATGCATCTTTAAGATACTTCTTTTGAAATTCTGCTTCCTTCAATCCACTCAGTTTCTTGAACGTCTGATAGATATGACCGTCGACGTTCTCATTCATTTCTCTCGCAAGTGCCCATTCAATCAGGATGCTTGCGGTCTGTCTGTCTATATAGTACCCGCTTCCAGGTGAGATAGTTTCCTTCACTCCCTGCCATGCTTGTTTGTTTCTCGGAAATATCGAGAAGAATCCAAACCTTTCGAATTTAGGCAACGAGCGAAATGGGTAGGTGTCGTGCTCAATGACATAGGTCGGTTCCTCAACTGTTCGCCATAATAGAAAGTGACTGTACCATATCGCTTTCTCTATCTCTGTGAAAGGCGACCCACTGAACTTCTCTGGGGCAAACTGTAGTTCGTCACCAAGTGTGTCTGGCGTTGTTCCCTCGAATATCTCTATATTGTACTTCAATTCTGCCCACTTGTCAAGGCATATCCGAGAATAGTACTGTGACTTGGAATCGCCCGACAGAGCGATCATGCGAATCATTTTGTGAAGACCTTAACCCCATATCGTTTCTCGAAATTGTCTGCGTCCACCTCGTTGTCAACCATGGGTTTGCCCCTTATGTTGAGAGAGGTGTTGAGAAGCATAGGTATTCCTGTCCTCTCATAGTATACTTCGAGAATCTGACGGAATACACTGTGGGATTCCTTGTGGACTAATTGCACTCTTGCCGAGTTGTCGACGTGAGTCACTGAACTATAGTCATGCTTTGCTTGGCAGGAGTATTGCATCCAGCGATTCATATGTCCTTCAAAGTATTCATCTGCATGTTCTTCGAGAATAGCAGGGGCAAATGGTCGGAACTTCTGACGTTGCTTGATCTCGTTCACAGTATCTTTGACATCGTGGCGAACATCGGCGATGAGCGACCTATTGCCATATGCCCGATAACTAAATTCCGCCCTTCCATTGGCAACGCCACAAACTTGATTCTTCAGCAAGTGGTCGACAACTTTCTCTGGATCAAGATTGCCCTTGATTTCGTTGCCCAAATAGGGATGCTCCCAGTTGATGCGGTCTTTGCCAGTATCTTGCATATAATGCCATGCTGCAGCGCCAAGTCCAGCACCACCATCTCCTGGATTCAAGTCGATCCAGACATCGTCAAACAGATCTTTAATACGGGAGTTTGCGATAATATTCTGTGCGACTCCTCCACTGTAGCAGAGTTTGCTTCCATACTGTCTCGCAATTTCCATTGCGTCAAAGATAAGTTCTTCTACGCCTCGTTGCAGCGAAGCAGCTGCATCTTCGACTGACTTACAATTATCGAACAAGTAGTTTTCCATTTTATGAATGTGGTTGACTTTCAGTCTTGACTTCTTTTTCCAAGTAAGACTTCGGTAGAATTCTTGATCATTGGGAGAGAGTTCGTTTATTTGGGGGACAAAATTAAACATCTCATAGAATTGTTTCCAGTGTGTGGGTTCGCCATGACTCGAAAGTCCCATCACAACGTACTCGTCTTCGTTTGCCTTCAACCCCATATCCGGAAGATTTGCGGTGAAGTTGGCATACATGTATCCGATTGATTTGGGAAACATTTCTTCGTACACAACTTCGAAATCAGAATTGAGAATGAGCATTGAACGATATTCACCAATCCCATCAATCGCAACCATCACACAGTCTTCTTTATCGAAAGATTCTGGGCGAGTTGCAAATGCTGCGGCGCAGTGGGAAACGTGATGAGTGGTGGGGAGAAGTCCAGTGCGGATACTTGGGTGTTGCTCCCAAGGTTCACCATCTGCCTTTAAATGGTTACTGGTGAATTGCTCTTCCATGCCAACGCGAAACTCTTTTCGAACACTCCAGTCGTCGTGGCAAATCCACTTCGTGTCTGGGATTGTCATGTACTTTTTGAGGAATGGTGCGGGAATCAAAGGGTCGTGTTTCTTGCCAGTGAATCTTTCTATCATCGTAGCAAATTCAATATCGCCAGATTCGTTTATTAAAGTGACGCTTGCATCGTGGAACCACTCACCACCCAGTCCTAACCATTTCATAATATAGAGTCTTCCTTATTTTACGAATTCGAGTCGACTCATTAGGCGATTTGCTCGATTACCAACTTGGCGATACCAGATAGAATCTCTTCCCTCTATCGAAGCAGTTTTCCAGTCTCCTTCTTGGAGAGCAGCATTCATCTTCTTAAATTTAGATAGGCGTGGGCGACCCATATTGAAGAGCATGTTAACAAGGATCTCTTGTACTGGTTCGGGGAATGAGTCCCAGTGGAATTTGTATAAGACCTTGCACTCTTCGATAGCAATGTCGAGGTCTTTCATGAACAACTCTTCGCATCTCTCGACAGAAATCATTGTACCGACTTCCTTTCCGTGCTCGTAGTCTTCTTCTAAAATAAGATGACCGATACCCACAGTTGGATATCCGAGATGATCAAGGTACACTTCATAGACAACTCCTTCATCGATCTTGAGTTGCTCCATTACTGCTTTCCTGCCTTTAGGCGACATTGTAACCTCTCTATATATTGATAGTGTTTCTTCTTCCAGATCCTTTCTTGGTCTGTTTGAGAAGGTCTTTCCATCCTTGCGGAGTTTTGCTTATGATCGAACCTGTATGCGACACAATTGTAGTGGCACTATTATGAACTATAGACCACTCTCCACTTTTAACCATCTCTTCCATCTTGGAAATAGAACAGAATTCCTCTCGTTCTTCTCCCTCTTTTGTTCTAATGTCATATGTTGGCATATTCGTATTTTCATCCCAGGCAGCGATGTTCTTTATTATACAGATTAAGATTCAGAAGACAACAACTATCTCATATTTATTTGACGATACCCCCACATCCTTGTGGGGGCACGAGATAGGATCACCTCCAATTGGTATTAGATAATTCTGAAATTGTAGAGGTGATGTAATCACGCTCTCTTTTGACTTTGTGTGCCTTTTTAGTTTTGCCTCTCCTTACCAGTTTGTTGATTTGTTGGTTCATCTCTGAACAGTAGTTTTGCAACTCGTTCACGTGGTTTACCATAGGCGACTCCTGTTGGTTAACAAGTCATAACAATTTCGGTAATCCCTCCTTCACGTCTTCTATTTCGAGTCCTTCAGGTGCTTTCTTGTTGATCATATCAGCAATGATCTCTGCATCTTTAGGGTGGATTACCTCAAGTAACCCAATAAACATCGTTTCCCGTTTCAACGGGTGCATGGGATCTGACTTACGTGATCCCTTCACGAAGTATTGGAGTTGGGTATTATTTCTGTGCCAAGAAGTAGGCACTGATTGTTCTTCTGCTGGTGTGTAGGGAACATTCCCTCCAGGAAGATTAAACTGGATACGGTCATCGAACACGCAACGTAGATAGTCTGTCCAAGAGGAGAGTGCACCAAATTTGCGAATCAGTCCGACCCGCTCCTCTTTGTCTTTTGCCTTTGCGATCTTATCGATCATCTCATATAACTCTGGGGTTCTTGTTCCAGGTTGCTGTTCAGTTATCATATCCAAGTTCCTTCTTCAGTCTCGCACTCACATGTTTCCTATGAATACG